GACATCTCTGGAACTGTAGATGGGAAAGGATCTAATGGAGCATTACATGGGTTAACTAAGTTTTCTATGGAAGATGCACCACCTAATCATTTCTTTTTAGAATATATAGCTAGACATCAGACCGCTGAAATATTCTTTGAAGATGTATTAATGGCTATGGTTTTTTATGGTATGCCTATACTAGCTGAAAACAACAAGCCTAGGTTTTTATATTATTTAAAGAGAAGAGGTTATAGAGGTTATTCTATGAATCGTCCTGATAAAGTTTGGAATAAACTTTCTACAACTGAAAAAGAAATAGGTGGAATACCTAACTCAAGTGAAGATATTAAGCAAGCGCATGCTGCTGCAATTGAATCTTATATAGAAACTTATGTAGGATTAAAAGATGATGGCTACGGAGATATGTACCATCAAAAGACATTAGAAGATTGGTCTAAGTTCAATATTAATAATAGAACAAAGCACGATGCTTCGATAAGCTCAGGTCTAGCTGTAATGGCTTGTAATAAAAACAGATATACACCAGTTAGTAAAAGACAAAATAAATCTGTAGCTTTAGGTATTAAAAGATATGATAACACGGGTTATAATTCAAAAATAAAATAGATGATAAAAACTAATTACAATAGTTCTTTTCCAGATCAGGTCGTACCGGATGTAGAAAAAGCTTCTTATGATTATGGTTTACAAGTTGGTAGAGCCATAGAATCTGAGTGGTTTAGAAACGACAGAGGTTGGCAAGATAGGTTTAATACGAACTATAATAATTTCCATAGGTTAAGACTATATGCCAGAGGAGAACAATCTATTCAAAAATACAAAGACGAATTATCTATCAATGGTGACTTATCTTATTTAAACTTAGACTGGAAACCCGTACCAGTAATTCCTAAGTTTGTAGATATTGTTGTAAATGGTATGTCTCAAAGATCTTATGACATTAAAGCTTATGCTCAAGATCCTGAGTCTATAATGAAAAGAACTGCTTATGCTGAAGCTCTACAAAGAGATATGATGCAAAAAGATCTTATCAACCAGATACAGCAAATGACAGGTCTTGATGTTTCTAAATCCCAAGGTAAAGGTTTAGAGATGGAAAGTGAAGAAGATTTACAGCTTCACATGCAAATGGATTATAAAGAGTCTATTGAAGTAGCTGAAGAAGAAGTTATTAATAATGTATTAGCTAAAAACAAATATGATTTAACTAGAAGAAGATTAAATCAAGATTTAACTATATTAGGTATTGCAGCTACTAAAACATCTTTTAATAGATCAGAAGGAGTTACTGTTGATTATGTAGATCCAGCAAGTTTAGTTTATTCATATAGTGAAGATCCTAACTTTGAAGATATATATTATGTAGGTGAAGTAAAACCAATAAGTCTACCAGAGCTTAAAAAACAGTTTCCTGATTTAACGCCTAGTGAGTTAGAAGAGATACAAAAGTATCCAGGCAATCAAAACTATACTAGAAACTGGAGTGGTCGTTATGATGATAATACAGTACAAGTATTATATTTTGAATATAAGACTTATACTAATCAAGTGTTTAAAATAAAGCAAACTGCATCAGGACTTGAAAAAGCATTAGAAAAACAAGATACATTTATAGATGCACCAGAAGGTGACAACTTTAAAAAGGCATTTAGATCAATTGAAGTATTGTATTCAGGAGCTAAAATATTAGGTCATGAAAAAATGCTTGAGTGGAAGATGGCAGAGAATATGACTAGACCATATGCTGACACTGTTAAAGTAAATATGAACTACAACATCGTAGCTCCTAGATTATACAAAGGTCGCATAGAATCAATTGTAAGCAGAATAACTGGTTTTGCTGACATGATACAGCTAACTCACTTAAAACTACAACAGGTGATGTCTAGGATAGTGCCTGATGGAGTTTATATGGATATAGATGGTTTAGCAGAAGTGGATTTAGGTAATGGTACTAACTACAACCCAGCTGAAGCTTTAAATATGTATTTCCAAACTGGATCTTTAGTCGGTAGATCAATGACTCAAGATGGCGGTATGAATCCAGGTAAAGTTCCAATACAAGAGCTCTCTACTTCAAATGGCATGGGTAAAATACAATCATTAATACAGACTTATGAGTATTACCTTAAAATGATTAGAGACGTGACGGGACTTAATGAAGCTAGAGATGGTACACTACCAGATAAACAATCATTAGTCGGTTTACAGAAATTAGCTGCTGCTAATTCAAATGTAGCTACTAGACACGTATTACAAGCTAGTTTATATTTAACTCTTAGAACTTGTGAAAACATATCATTAAGAGTTGCCGATGCTTTAATGTTCCCAATGACTAAACAGTCTTTAATGTCTAGTATATCTAGATACAACGTAGGAACACTAGAGGAGTTATCTGGATTAAATATACACGACTTTGGTATATTCTTAGAACTAGAGCCAGATGAAGAGCAAAGACAAATACTAGAACAAAATATTCAAATAGCTTTACAAGCTGGACAAATAGGTCTTGAAGACGCTATTGACATTAGAGAAGTTGCTAATTTAAAGCTAGCTAATCAAATGTTAAAGAAGCGTAGAAAAGAAAAAGCAGCTAGAGAACAACAAGCACAGCAAGCTAATATGCAAGCTCAAGCACAGTCTAATGCACAGCTAGCAGAACAAACAGCTATGGCAGAAGCTCAGAAACAACAAATACTAACTGAGCAAAAGATGCAACTTGAAAAAGCTAAATCTGATTTTGAAGTACAAAAGATGGAGAGAGAAGCACAAATTAAACAACAGTTGATGGAACTAGAGTTTAATTACAATATGCAACTTACTCAAGCTCAAGGACAAAGTAAAAAGACTCAAGAAGAATTTAAAGAAGATCGTAAAGACGAACGAACTAAAATACAAGCAACGCAACAATCTGAGTTAATAGATCAAAGAAAAAATGATTTATTACCGAAGAACTTTGAATCCGCAGGTAATGATACTATGGGTGGATTTGGCTTAGAGCAGTTTGGCCCTAAGTAATTTTTAATAACTATTATATTATATTATGTCAGAAGAAGTAAAAGAGGAAGGTTCTTTTAAAATAAAAAAGAAACCAGGTAGACCTAAAAAACTTACCAAACAACAAGAAACTATAAAAGTAGATTTATCTAAAAAAGACCCTGTAGAAGAGGAAGTAACAAAAGTTGTTATTGACGAAACTAAGGAAGAGGCTGTAAAAGAAGAGCCAATAAAAGAAGTTGTTGAAGAAAAAACTGAAGAAGCTACTGAAGAAAAAGTAACACCAATACAAGAGGTTACTGAAGAAGAAAAAGTAGAAGAAGTAAAAGAGCCAGTTGTGGAAACTGCTCCAGAGCCAGCTAAGCCAGAAATTAACTTACCAGAAAATGTAGAAAAGTTAGTTAAGTTTATGGAAGAAACAGGTGGCACAGTTGAAGACTATGTTAGATTAAATGCTGATTACAGTAATATAAACGATGACGCTTTAATTAGAGAATACTACAAACAGACTAAGCCACACTTAGACATCGAAGAGGTTAACTTCTTATTAGAAGATAACTTTTCATTTGACGAAGAAGTGGATGAAGAGCGAGATATAAAAAAGAAAAAACTTGCCTTCAAAGAAGAAATTGCTAAAGCCCGTAAATTTTTAGAGGACACTAAGAGTAAATACTACGACGAAATCAAGTTGAGACCCGGCGTAACTCAAGACCAACAAAAAGCTACTGACTTTTTCAATAGATACAACGAAGAACAGAAAATGGTTCAAGATCAACACAAGAGGTTCCAGAATAACACTAAAAACTATTTTAACCAAGAATTCAAAGGTTTTGACTTCAATATTGGTGAAAAGAAATTTAGATATGGAGTTTCGGATACTGATGGTGTTGCTAACACCCAATCTGATCTAACTAATTTTGTTGGGAAGTTCCTGAACGAAAAAGGTGAAGTAAAAGATTATGCTGGTTACCACAAAGCCATTTATGCTGCTGAAAACGCTGATACAATAGCTAATCATTTCTATGAGCAAGGCAAAGCCGATGCTGTAAAAGATGTGATGGCTAAATCCAAAAACGTAAGTAACGAACCTAGAGTAACATCTACAGGTGATGTATTTATTAACGGATTAAGAGTAAAAGCAATCAGTGGTGTAGATAGTTCTAAGTTAAAAATAAAAACAAAACAAAAATAAAACTTAAAACTAAAATAAAATGGGATTAGATATAACTAATGCTCCGGGATTACTCCCTCATCAAAAGAAAGTTACTCTAAGTGAGAACTACCTTTCTTTTACTGACGGAACCCAAACTTTTGCTCAGCAATACTTACCAGAATTGTATGAGGCAGAGGTAGAGAGATTTGGTAACAGAACGTTACAAGGTTTCTTAAGAATGGTTGGCGCTGAAATGCCAATGACATCAGATCAAGTAATTTGGTCTGAACAAAATAGATTACATATTTCTTATGATGGTTGTACCATTGCTAGTAATACTACTATCACTGTTCCTGTTGAAGCTGGAAAACAGTGTGTTATTAGAGTAGGTTCTACGATTGTAATTTCAGAAGGATTAGTAACTTTAAAAGGTAGAGTTTCTGGAGTAGCTGCAGCTGTAGCTGGACCACCAAGAACTGCAACTGTTACTGTTGAAACTTACAAAGTGGCAAACATGGCTTCACTAGCTGGTGTTGCTAGCGCTGCTAAAGTTTTTGTATACGGTTCTGAATTTGCTAAAGGAACTTCAGGAATGGAAACTGTTAACACTGCTGGCGCTGCTGTCGCGGCTGTTCAACCTGATTTTAAACAATTCAATAACAAGCCAATTATACTAAAAGACTTCTATGAGGTTTCTGGTTCTGATGCTTCTCAAATTGGATGGGTTGAAGTTGCTACTGAAGATGGTACTTCTGGATACTTATGGTATCTAAAAGCTGAATCTGAAACAAGATTGCGTTTTGAAGATTACTTAGAAATGAGCATGGTTGAAGCTGAAAACAACGGCGCTAATGGAGGCGTTGCTTTAGCTACTGGTGTTACAGACGCTGGTTCTGAAGGTTTATTTGCTGCTATTGAAGCAAGAGGAAACATTTATAACGACTTTGCTGGTGCTGCTGCTCCAGGATCTGGCGCTTTAGGTGATTTCGATGCTATTCTTAAGCAATTAGATAAGCAAGGTGCTATTGAAGAAAACATGTTGTTTTTATCTAGAGCTACTGCTCTTGATTTTGATGATATGATTGCTGCTATGAATGGTGGTTATGCTTCAACTGGTGCTGCTTCTTACGGTTTATTTAACAATGAAGAAGATATGGCGCTTAACTTTGGATTTTCTGGTTTTAGAAGAGGTTCTTATGATTTCTACAAAACTGACTGGAAATATTTAAATGATGCATCTACAAGAGGTTTAACTGGAGATATTGATGGTGTGTTGATTCCTGCTGGAACATCTACTGTTTATGATCAAATGTTAGGTCAAAATATCAGACGTCCTTTCTTACATGTAAGATATAGAGCTTCTGAAGCTGATGATAGAAGAATGAAGTCTTGGGTTACTGGTTCAGTAGGCGGAGCTTACACTTCTGGATTAGATGCGATGCAAGTACATTTCTTATCTGAAAGATGTCTTTGTGTACAAGGTGCAAATAACTTCGTGTTATTTAAATCTACTATATAATTATTAACATTTAAAAGATAGAAATTATGGCAAAACATATAAAAGTAACTGGAGCTAATTCAAATCCAGTTTACATACCTTCTGAAAGTATAATGAAAATAGTAGCATCAAACTCTGCTGACACTTGTGTATTTACTTACATTGGTGGAGGTACTGTTACTGGAGCTATTACATTAGCTAACGCTGCTGCTGCTAGAGCTTTAGAAGCTAGCCTTAATATTAGCTGGTTAAGCTGTATTAATGCTGGTCCTGACGCTTCTGGTGTAGTCGCTAATACAACTGTATTTACAGCTGTATCTTAAAACAATAATAAGATCCCGCTTCGGCGGGGTCTTTTTTAATTATTATATTATATTATATTATGGAAACAAAAGAAAAAAAAGCTCCAGCTAAAACTGTAGCAAAAGAAATTAAAAAAGATACTTGGGAAATTAAAGATAGGTATTATCATTTAATGCACAGTAAATCTCCTTTAACATTTAGAATTAACTCTAAACACTCTGCTAGAAAACCTCTAATGTACTTTGATGAAGCAAAAGGCTATAATAGAGAACTTAGGTATGCAACTAACATGAAAAGTCCATTTGTTGATGAACAAGTAGGATCTGTAACCTTAGGTCATATTGTTTTTGAAGATGGTGTATTAATGGTTCCTAAATCTGACGTAGCTTTACAAAAAATGCTTTCACTATACCATCCAAACAGAAATAAATTATATTCTGAAAAAGATGATGTGCAAGAAGCAACTGATGATTTAGATAATTTAGAATTAGAAATAGAAGCTTTAAATGCTGCTGCAACTATGGATGTTGACCAAGCTGAAGCTATATTAAGAGTTGAATCTGGTTCTAGTGTATCTAAGATGAGTTCTAAAGAACTTAAAAGAGATTTAATGTTATTTGCTAGATCAAACCCTAGTTTGTTTATAGAATTAGCAAATGATGAAAATGTTACTCTTAGAAACTTTGGTATAAGAGCTACTGAAGCTAATATACTAGGTTTATCTCAAGATCAAAGAACATTTACTTGGGCAAGTAATGGTAGAAAATTAATGAACGTTCCTTTTGACGAAAACCCATATTCAGCTTTAGCTGCTTGGTTTAAAACTGATGAAGGTGTTGAAGTTTATAAATCTATCGAG